CTATGGTATATCTTATACAATGATGAGCCCAAGGAGGTCGCGATTCTGGCCAACAAAGGCGACACTGCTCGAGAGATCCTAGGCCGTATTCAGACGGCGTACATGCACCTGCCGCTGTGGCTGCAGCAGGGTGTTACTGTATGGAACAAGGGTTCATTTGAGCTTGAGAACGGATGCAAGATTATTGCTGCAGCAACATCTTCTGACAACGTGCGTGGCCATTCAATATCAATCTGCTATCTTGACGAGTGCGCTTTCATTGATAACTATGATGAGTTTTTTGCATCGGTGTTTCCAACCATTTCATCAGGTTCGGATACCAAGATCATCATGACCTCCACACCCAAGGGACTCAATCACTTCTATAAGACGGTGAAGCTTGGCAAGGAGGGTAAGAATGGATATCATGTAATCGAGGTACCATGGCATAGAGTTCCGGGTCGTGACGATGATTGGCGTATTAAGACTCTTCAGGCTCTCGATGGTGACGAAGAGAAGTTTAATCAAGAGTTTAACATTCAGTTTCTGGGATCATCTGGTACATTGATCTCTGGCTGGAAACTCAAAGAGCTAGTAGAGCAGAAACCAGTTATGATAAACGATGATGGTCTTGCTCAGTTCAAGCTATCTGAGAAAGATCATATGTACGTAATCATTGCAGACGTAGCTCGTGGTAAAGGGCTAGATTACTCAGCTTTCTCTGTAATCGACATTACTTCTATGCCGTATGATCAGGTCTGTGTGTTTCGAAGCAACAATATTTTAGTGGCTGACTACGCCGATGTCATACACCAGACAGCGCGTATGTATAATAATGCCTGGATACTGGTAGAGATAAATGATATTGGAGAACAGGCTGCTTGGGCGCTACAGAATGACTTTGAATATGAAAATCTAATGCTTACCGAGCTGGGAGGCAAGTCCGGAAAGAAAATCACCGGCGGCTTCGGAGGCAGTGGCAAGGACTTAGGCATAAGAACCACTAGGCCGGTGAAGATGACGGGTTGCTCCATGCTCAAGATGTTGATTGAGCAGAATCAGCTCATAGTAAACGATATTAATACTATTTCTGAGCTCACTACTTTCTCTAGGAAGAACAATACCTATGAGGCGGAATCGGGATGCAACGACGATCTGGTGATGGGTCTTGTTCTGTTTGGATGGATGACCAGCCAGCAATACTTCAAGGATCTGAATAACATAAATACTCTAATTAAGCTTAGAGAAAAGACAAAGGAAGAGGTCATGGACGATCTAGTACCGTTCGGATTTATCGCCAATGGGCAGGAAGACTCAGAGTTTACAGCCGATGGGGATAGATGGATGACGGCTGAGAATGACAATCTATAAATAATGACAAGAAATAAAGCAGAAGAAAAAATCTGATTTAAGGAGAATAACAGATGCCATTCCAGCTAAGTCCTGGCGTTAATGTCACCGAAATTGATCTCACGACCGTCGTTCCAGCCGTATCCACTTCGGTTGGTGCGATTGCTGGCGTGTTCAGCTGGGGTCCAGTGGGCGAAAGAGTCATTCTCGACCGCGAATCTTCACTTGTAACTCGCTTCGGAAAGCCAAGCAATCTGAATGCTGAGACCTGGTTTACTGCCGCTAACTTTCTGGGCTACTCAAACCAGCTCATCGCCGTTAGAGCTGCTAACACTTCGGGCAACACGCCATTTAGCACATTCACGGCTACGGGCACGAACACCAACAACGTATTTACCGCAGGAAATACAACCGGCGTTGTAGCCGGTATGTATGTCTCTCAGACCAGCAACTCAACGATTATTCCAGCCGGCAACGCCGTGACGGTGAGCTCGGTGGTAAACACTACTGCCGTCGCCCTGTCTCAGAACGCGGCCGTCGCGGGCTCGGTCACTCTATATTTTGCCAGCCCGAACGTAGCCTACTCGGCCCTCGGTGTGGTATCGGACGGAGTAGTTACCAACCTGGTAGCACAGATCGTCAAGAACGAAGATTCCTACGACGCTTTGGACGGTACATTTGATACAGACGTTTTATATATAGCGCGCTGTCCGGGTGGAGTTGGTAACTCGCTCCGTGTCTCAGTATGTGACAGCGCTAGCGCCTATCAGTCAACTGTAAATCTAGTGAGTGCGGTGTTTACATCAACCGCCATGACACTTTCGATCGGATCTAATTCGGCCACTATCACTTCATCGACTGGATCGGCTGCTAACTCTACGTCAAATACTTTTGTTACAAATCTTCTAGCAAATCTAGCAGTCGGCGATACTGTTACTATTGGTAACTCTTCGATCGGCACACAGTATATGAAGATCACAGCGGTGGGTACAGCTTCTACGAACGCCACCGTCACCATAGCAACTGTGAATTTTGAGGATCCATATCGTCTGGCTGTAGATTACAGCACGGCGTCAAACGGCAACAACTTCGTAAGAAACTGGGAGTTCTTCAACGTCGTGGATTCAGCACCAGGCCGGTCTGACTACGTTGGTAGCTTTGGAAATACCTCAGCCAACGATGAACTACACGTGGTCGTTGTAGACAATGGTGGCGCGTTTAGTGGTGTTCCAGGAACAATTCTTGAGGTTTATAAGGGATTGTCGCGCGCCACCGATGCCAAGGCAGCTGACACTTTGGCTAATTATTATAAGGATGCGATCAACGACGCTTCTCAGTATATTTGGTGGGCCAACGATCGCTCCGGTGCGGCTTCTGCCAACGCCATGAACGTGGCTTCATCGTCGAATGGTGCCGCTCTAAGACTGCAGCTTTCTCTCGGAAGAGACGGCGATGCTGAGTCAGCTGTTCCTCTCTCGGTCATCGCGAATGGTTACGATAAGTTTATTTCTGCTGAAGAGGTAGACGTATCGTTCGTACTGCAGGGCAGAGGTATCGGTGGATCAACTACCTCTGGTGGATCAACCGTTACGAACTTCCAGCTGGCTAACTACATCATTGACAATATTGTTTCTACTCGTAAAGACTGCGTCGCTGTTATATCGCCAGATAAATCTACAGTGGTCAATAATATCGGCAGCGAGGCGTCGAGCTTGGTCAAATGGAGAAACGTTGTTCACGACAGCTCATACGCGATTCTAGACTCTGGCTATAAGTATCAGTACGATCGCTATAATGACATCTATCGCTTTATACCGCTTAATGGTGACGTGGCCGGCCTTTGCGCTCGCACCGATTCGACCACCGATCCCTGGTTTTCGCCTGCTGGATTCAACCGTGGTCAGATCAAGAACCTGGTTAGGTTGGCGTTCAATCCAACCAAGACAGATCGAGATGATATGTATAAGAACGGCGTAAATCCAGTCGTCTCATTCCCTGGTCAGGGTGTGGTTCTCTTCGGAGACAAGACGCTGCAGTCTAAGCCATCAGCGTTCGATCGTATCAACGTACGCCGGCTGTTCATCGTCCTTGAGAAAGCTATCGCTACAGCGGCTAAGTTTTCGCTGTTCGAGTTCAACGACGCCTTTACACGTAGACAGTTTGTCAATCTTGTTACTCCGTACCTGAGAGACGTACAGGGCCGCCGCGGTATCTTTGACTTCAAGGTAGTCTGTGACGAGACAAATAATACGCCACAGGTTATTGACACAAATAACTTCGTTGGTGACATCTACATCAAGCCAGCTCGCTCTATCAACTTCATCCAGCTGAACTTCGTCGCTGTTGGCACGGGCGTTCAGTTCAGTGAAGTCATCGGGCAATTTTAATAAATAAAAGAAATAGAATAAGGAGCTAAAATGGCTTTCAATATCGACCAGTTTAAAGTAAATGGTCTGCAGTATGGTGGAGCTCGCCCAGCACTCTTCCAGGTAGCTGTGACTCCACCACCTGCCATTAATCTGGATCTAACCTCTGCGCGTAAGTTTGAGTTTACGGCGCGTGCTTCATCTCTTCCCGAGATGACAATTGGGCAAGTAGATATTCCGTACTTCGGACGTAAGATCAAGATCGCCGGCGACAGGACGTTCAACGACTGGAGCGTCACGGTGATGAATGACGAAGACTTCGGTGTTCGCTCGATGATGGAGAAGTGGTCCAACGCTATCAATAGTTTGGTGAGAAATACTCGTAGGCAAGGCCTAATCCTGGAAGAATATAAGTCGAAAACGATCGAGGTTATACAGTACTCAAAAGACGGTTCTATCCTTCGTTCATATGAGATTGTCGGTGCTTTCCCGACAACAATCGAGGCCATTGCTCTCGATTGGGATACTACAAATCAGATAGAG